TTGAAATTCCAAAAGAGGTTTAAATGAAATACGACCCAGTAAACAGTCCTGCACATTACAAGTTAAGTGGTGGTATAGAGTGCATTGATTATATCAAACAGGTGCTAACACTTGATCAGTTCATTGGTTACTGTCACGGTAATATGATCAAGTATCAGCACAGGTATATGTACAAGGGTAATCCTGTTCAAGATATGGAGAAAGCAGAATGGTATTTAAACAAGATGCTAGAGGCGATGGAGGAAAAACACAAGTGAAACCTTATGAGGAAGGTATTAAAGACTTTAAAGTGGGTCAGTTAAGTAATCCGTACAAGTTAAGTACGAAACAGGGCAGGGAATGGGAGATGGGTTTTAACAAAGCCTACTTCCGTAACCTTGAAAGGGTTAAGCTGAATGAGCAAAAACAAAAAGAGTCTTGAAGAAGAGGCCAGAAGTTACAGGCAGAAAAAAATAAAGCCACCGCTTAAGACCAAAGCACTTACTTCTCGTAGGTACTTAGCTGGTCAAGCGATGGCTGCATTGTTATCAAGATCTCCTGGTCATGTTCACAAGGGAGATATAAAACGTGAGTCATACGATTGGGCAGACTTCATGTTAGAGGATGATGAGGATTAACTACCTATCAAATGTAGGAAGGTTAAACTGTAGATTACCTGCAATATTTATTAAGACTTGACGACGATTCAATTCATCCTCAATGCTTTCTGAATCTTGCAGGTACTCCAACGAAGTCTCAAACTTACCATTTGAAGCAAGGTTAGCTGCCTCGTTGAAGTAGTCTTCTCCGAACTCATTTCTTTTTAGAAAGTAATTGTTTCGTATAAAGCCTCTAGCTTTTACAGGTTGATTGTTAGCTAAGTCAATAAAGAAATCTTCAGCTTGTTTTTTGTAGAACTTTATCTCTTGATTTATGAAGCCTGTAAGGGCTTCTTTTTTTCTATCTACGTTTTCAATTTGATCGTAAGTAAGTCCTGCATTTATACCATCAGGGTACACGTAACTATCCCTGAAAGCATTGAAGTTCTTACTTAGGTTTTTAGCTAGTTTAAACCTTACAACATAATCCAAAGTAGTATTAGGAACTCTAGAGTTTTTATATATATCATACTCTTTAATGTTTAATTTATTTAACTCCCTTTTAAGATCAGTGATTGGTGGTGAATCAGCCAAACCTGTAAAGGTTTTTCTTAAGGGGTTCATCTTACCTACTGGCATAGGATTAACTATACTATACAAATCTATGTCTTTATTAGGTTCACTCATAAAAGACTGAGTGTACTGCACAGATTCATAGTCAGGTAAAAATCTTGTAGCTTGCATGGTAAGAATACCTGAAGCTTCTTCTTGGGGGGTTGGTTGTATGCCTTCAGAAAGACTTCTTACATAGGGTGATCCAGCAGACTCATAGTTAAACTGCCCTTGAATATCTCTTAGCGGTGTTAGGGGGTAAGTAAAAGTAGATAGGACGTTACCTCCCATCTTTTCAAAACCCTCAGTTAATCCACCCTCAGCAAATGAATCTATAACTTCTTTAATACCACTGAGATCGAAACCCATATCGTTCAACCCGCCAGCAACTGCTAAAGATTCATTAAGCATACTGTCTGGTAAGGCTAAACCTTGATGTTTTCTATAAATAAGGTCTCCGATAAAGACTGGTGCAATTATAAAACCTAATGAAGAAGCTATATCTGTTTCACCTTTGATAGCAGTTTCAAGAGATTCATAATCTATTTCTCCCTCTTTACTTGCAGCTAAATGATAACCAGCAAAGATTAAACTAGCACCTGTAAACTGCCTTACTAATCTATCCTCTTGAGATTTATAAGGGTCACCAGTAACTTTAAAAAAACCTTTTCCTGATGGAACTGCTATATCATCAAAAGCTGCAGCTAAGGCACCGATTCCAGGTGTATAATCTGCAATCATCTCAATATGGTTTGCAACATAACGTGGAAAAGGTACACCTAAAACTCCAGAAAAAAGAAAAGGTATCTTTTTACTTGTAGTGGAAGCTTTTCTAGCACCTGTACCAAACAAAGACTCATCATTTACATAAGTTCTCTGCATTGTAAATCTATTAGCATCATCTAATGCTTTAGCTACAATGCCTTCATCTAGTTTATCCAGACTTCCTGTTGTAAGTATAAAGTCTTTTACATTAGTCCCTATGCTCTTATCGTTTAAAGTTCTTAATTGTTTATCTAAACTACTAAAAAATGCTGCCTCTTTAAAGACAGTATCAGTAGCAGTGTTTACAATGTTTACAGCACGACCTACCTTAGCCATACGAGACTGACTCTGACCACTAACTTCTGTACGAAGAGTGTCATGAAAGGTTCTAGCATAAGCTTCTGGCATCTCTTCTTCAAGCATCTCTCTTGCAACTTTTGCAGATACACTGTCAGAACTTAATCCACGTAATGTGGAGGTCATACGCATTAAGACATCTCCAGGCCGGTAATCAAACTCACCTCGCACTGTCGTCATAATACCTCTGGCTATACCTCTATAGAACTCATCTACAATCTCTGTACCAGCCAGTAATCCAGTGGATGTAACGTTCCTTGCAGTAGTAGCTGGTTGAGATGTCATAAATGCAATACGCATTTGGTCTAAGTCTCGAAGAAAATCCACAGTAAATTTACTAGCACCTTTACCTGCAGAGTTATTTACTACATTCTCTGCAAGTTCAGCTGCCTGAATATCACTAATAGTAGATAGTTTAGTTTCAGCAATAGTCTTTAGGTTACTCATTGCACGATCTGAAACTCCTTTATCTACAGCTCTAGAAATCTTTGAGGCTTCTGCAAGTTTTTTACCTGCGTTAGAAAGGTCAGCCAGATAGATTAAAGAAAACTGTTCTTTTGACAGATTATACTTGTCACGAATATCAGGAATAATTTTATGTACATCTACAACACCTGCATCAATAGCTCCTGCGACAGCAGATGTAATTCTTTGATTAGGTTTTATATCTAGACGTTCACTAAGCTCGATTGTTGCTGCAGTTATAGATCGTAAAGTAGTTAAGTCTAAGCCAGAGCTTAATACATCATTAGCATCCGTGTTAGAGAAGCTCCTTAGCAACGCTTCACCCATACCAACTCTCTTGGGGTCTAGTGGCTCTCTAATAACACCTGCTTGCTTATCACCCCTACGTGCAGCTAAAGTAGCTTCGAGGTCTAACACAGTGTTTACAGCAAACTGTTTACTTTCTTTACTTGCACTACTAATTTTTTGATTAGCTACTTCACTAGCCTTCTTTGCATTAGCTTTATTTAACTCTTTCTGAGCAGCAAGAAGCTCATCTACATTGATACCCTTACGCTTAGTTACATAAGCACCTGCAGCGCCCCCTACAGAGCCAAGTGCAGCACTCATAAGGGTGTCTTTAGCTAAGTCACCTGTAGTATAGTTAATATCAAGAAGCTCTTCACGAACCTCTCCAGCACTACCTGCAGTAACTGCCCCAACTGCACCCTCAGTGACAGCACCAGTTGCTGCACCTTTAAGCATTGCACTCTTAGTAAAGTAATCTTTGATTCTGTTTCTAACAGAGATTTGTGCAGACTTAGTTGCAGCTTTTGCTCCTGCTTTAGCTAGGCCAAAACTACCCATACCTAGATAGGTTGAAGGAGACTTCAATAAAGCCTCTCCAAAGTCTGCAGCTGCAACTCCTATACCTGTCCCTGCCTCTGCAGAATTATCCCAAGCTTGAATAAGATTACCAAAAGACTCTTTTCCTTCACTAGAAAACTGCTTGTTGTTCACATAGTTTAAGTCTTTGACAGCAGTAGCATCATTCCAAGACTGAAACCTCATGTGTTCAGCAAACTTTTTAGCTAGATCTTCATAACCTTGTTCTTGCATTTCTTCTCGTGACATGTTGTATCTGCCACCAGAAAAAAACTTAACTAGGTCAACTTTAAAATCGTAGTTATCGACAAGATCGACAAAACTTTTTTCTTCTATGTCTTGTAAGTATGAGGTCATTAATACTTCCTATTAGTCTTGAATAGCAAAATTAAGGGGGTTAGGTTTATCTTCATCTTCCTTAGTCATGTCCTCTGTACCTGTTGCCAACGCATCTTTTACTGACATATTGATTTCTTCTAGCGACAATGCACCAGGAACTTTTATTTCGCTTACCGCAATAATATCTCTCCAACTGGGAGTTACTTGTATCTCAGCAGGTGGTTTAGCTAAAGTCATAGATTGATAGGCAATACCTTCAGCAAGATCCATGAGTCCTGTTACGGGACTTTGTCTGTACTCAGGATTATAATACATATCCTGATAAGCTTCAATAAGTTGCCGCCTAATTCTACCAACGTGAGGTGCAGCTTCACCCTCATAAGTAAGAGTATTAGTCTGCGGATCTCTTTTAACTAGATTACCAAAGTTACTTGAAATAACATTATCAACTAGCTTATTAACAGTGTTTGTATCCTCTGGGGTCATAGTTTTAAGACCCCTAAACCCTAAGTCTAAAGGCTCAGTTGCTACAGGTGTACCACTATCAAACTCTGCTAATATTTCTTGGGCTTTTTCAAGACTGCCTTCTGCCGAACTATAGACAGCATTAATAAATCTATCGGCTATTTCAGCAGAATCAAAATTTGTATTCTGGCTGGCCATAGTTTGCAGTATTTCAGCTCTATGTTCTGGGCTAACCTTTTGGATAACAACCTCACTAATTCTGCGGATGTTCTCCCTGTTTATATCACTGTCATCCATTTTAGATAATCTAGACAATTGAGAGTCTAGTTGACCCGAAGCATCTAAAATTATAGCAGCTTCTCTAGTGAAACCAAAACCTTCTGCCATTCTTATTTTAGCTACTCGCTCTTCTCTTTTTTCTCTAAGAGTTTTAAGCTTATCCATACCAGTTTCAAATAAGTATTTACGTTTAGCTAAACTTAACTGATCAGCAATTTCTCTACGAGCATCACGTAACTCCATGTCACGTCTAGCAGCACCAGCAGTTACTTGTTTCCAATTAAGATTCAGCATTATTATCACCTCTACTCATCAAACCTTTAGGTTTCTGTTCTGGAACTTCTTCTGATACAGGTTCTTCTTGAACAGCTTCAGTCATTTCTTGTATTAACTCGTAGCCAGAGTCTTGCTCATCTTCAGGAGTTTCTTCTAATGCCTTCTTAAGAAGAAGATTTACTTTACTATTTATTTTACCTTCTTCGTCCTCAGTAAAGAACTCTTTAAAAGTAATCTCAGCATCTTCTGCAATACCTACCATGTATTCGTGGATTACAGGAGCGACAAGCATACTTACATCTACTGTATGTTGTCCAGTCATAACAGCACTGGTTAAAAAGATCTCAACTAGAGTACTTATAGGCATACCTGATTCAAGCAGTAGAAGTAAGTTGTCTATAGAATCTTCTTCAGTTAGCTTGTTTAGGTGAAAAGTAATAACCTCATCTATATCTACCATCTGTGGTGGATTTTCCCAAGGGTAGTTTTTAGGTTCTTTAGTTAAAGATTGTCCAGGGATAGGTCCAGCAAACATTACTTATTTCTCCTGTAGTAGGCATCAATACTTGCCTTAGTTATATGACCAGTTTTCTTATCTCTCCAACCTGGATTTTGTTTCCAAGCTGCAGAGCCTTTTTTATATATGATTGTATCAGGAGATACGTTTCTTTTAGCTGGTGCAGCTTGTAATATACCTAAGCTGTAGCTTCCATCATAACCCCACTTATCTAAATATTTTTCATACAAAGATAGTTGAGATGAAGCTGGCATGTCTCTAATTTCTTCTGGAGTAAAACCTAACTCACCTGCAACAGTGGGTGTAAATTGAAATAAACCTGAAGCATTTGTATCTTTGTTTCTAGCAGCAGGATTAAAGTTAGATTCACCATCTATAATTCTTAGAAGTTCATAACGAGAAACTTGTGGATATTTATTTAGCAGGTTTTCAAAATTATCTTTAAAGTATTTATCTTCAAACAACTTTGCGGCTTGGTCATTTAAACTTGGATCTAGACCACCCTCATCTCTAGATCTAGGACGAATCTCCCCTAGTTCTTTTTCAGGCTTAGGCATATCAGCTATTGCTTTTTCTCGTGCAGTATACAAGCTTTGTAACCAGCTGTCTACTTTTTTATCAGGTGTTTCTTCTTCACCATCTTCAAAACCTTCTTGCAAAGCAGCATCAATACTTTTTTTCATAAGCCCTGTAGATATTTCGGATTGTTTTCTTATCCCAGCTGTGCGAACTCTACGCTCATCTTGCTTCATTTCAGCAAGCCTGTAGGCAGCTCTCTTTTGCTCGATAACTTTAGGATTATATAGTTGTTCAGTATTTTTCATTTTTCACCTATGAGAAGATAATATCTCTAATCCAGCCACCTATATCTCTGTCAGCTTCTAGGTCAGCTCTAAGTTTTACAGCATCAAGTGTAGCATCCGCAGAGATTTTTTGCAAGACTATGTTATTAATTCTATCTTGTTCACTTTCAGCAGCTGTAAAAGCGTAATCCATAATATCACGCTCACGTTGCCAGATCTGATCCATCACAGAGGCAGTAAACGTATTAGAAGCAGCAGCGGCTGCAGCATTAGCTTCATTTTGAGCGGCTGTATTTAGTGTCGCTACATTCTGTTTCCATTGTGCATTAGCTTGAGCTACGACAAGAGCATTAGAGGCATTGAATTGTGCACGTTGTTCTTTTAAAGAAGCATTAAACTGAGCTACAGCGTTTTTCTCTCCAGCATTAAACTGTGCCATAGCATTCTTTTGAGAAGCATTAAACTGGTTAGTTTGATTCTTAAGACTTGCCATAAACTGTTTAGTTTGATTTTCAGATGAAGCATTAAATTGTTTGGCGGCATTCTCTGCAGCAGTATCCGAAAGAATAGCTTGCTGAATAGCCTGAGCTTTGAACATAGCAGTCTGCTGTTCGTTATTAAGATTAGCCATATCCATCTGCAAGAATGCTTGAGCATTTTGTACAGCAGCTTGCTGTGCATTAGACAAGTTTGCCATGTCCATAGCTGCAATAGTAGCAGCATTTTGTAGTGTAGCTGCTTGCTCTGCATTAAGTTCTGCAAGGCCAATAGTCTTCATAAGCTCTGAGTTATGAATCTTAGCTTGTTCTGCAGCAGTAAATGTAAGGTTAGCAGCATCAGCAAAACGAGCGGCATTAGCAATAGCTACCTGTTGTTGATTGTCAATCTTCTTACCTTGTAGTGCAGCTTCTAATTGAGCATTGGCAATATATGCTTGTTGTTTAGCATTCATGTTAGCAAGATTAACTTGCATCTCGTTAGTATTATCTTGCAAAATACCTTGCTGACGATTGTTTAGGTTGATGTTATTAACCTCTGCATAACGTGCAGCTTCTGCCATGTTAGCTTGCTGTTGATTGCTGAGATTTTGACCTTGCAAAGAAGCTTTGATTTGAGCGTTAGCAATCACAGTTTGTTGCATATTAGAAAGATTTTGTGACTGCAGGGAGAAAGCATTCTGAGAGTTCTGTAATGCAACTTGTTGTTCAGCATTAAAGTTAGCAAGCTCTACACCCTGTTGTGCAGCAGCATTAGCTAAAGATATTTGCTGTTGACGATTAAGGTTGTCCATTTTCATGGTACGAAATGCTTGTGCATCCTGAGAAGCAATAGGTAGAGCAGACTCCATAGCAGCTTGTAGGATAGCTGACCCTGCCATAGACGAAGAACCTAAGCCACGAGCAGCCATAGCAGAGTTAGCAGCTCTCATAGCACCTGCAGCCCAAGCTGGGGTACCATCATCAAACTGTTTCATAAGAGATGCAAGCTGACCTTGTACGGTATCTTGGGCTTCAATCTTACCTTCTTTAAATTCTGCTAAGGTTCCATCATCTACATTAAAGGATTTAAGTTTAGCTGCGACAGCAGTGGCATCATCAGTTAGACCTTCCATAGTCATAGCTTCTGCAGCAGCCATTTCAGATTCAGCTATCTGTGCTGGTTCTGGGATTTCTTCAGGTTGCACTGTAGTCTGTGCAGCTTCTATATTATCTGGAACATTAGCTTCAGCTATTTCTGTTTTTACAGCTTCTTCATCTAGACCTTGAGCTGCGGCTAGTTCATCAGAAGACACTTGACGTTCACCTGATGTAACTTCTTTAACATACTCAGGGTCCATCTTAGCAGCATCAGCTTTAGCACCCTCAGATACTTCACCTTGTGCTGCAGTTACTTGAGCTTCAGCTGAAACTTCCCCTTTAGCTGCTGTGACATCTTCTACAGCTTCTTCTACTTTACCTTGAGCAGTCTCAGCGGTAACTGTCTCAGCAGTAATATCTGTAGGTGCAGCAGCAGTTGCAGTTGTCCCTGCAGTCTCTGCGGTTATTTGTGGTGCTGTACCTGTAACTTCTCCTGTACCTGCAGCTATGGTTGTACCAGCTGCATCAGGATCAATAGTTTCTACATCTTGTTCGGTAACTAGGGAGGTAGGATCAATTATAGCAGATTGAGCAAGTTCTTGTTGACCTTTTAAGTTAGCTTCTTGATAGGCTTTAGCTTTATCTTGATACTCTTTTAGGTCTGTTTCGTATTTATCAAAAGCTGCTTTATTAGTATCATACTCAGATTTATTAGCATCATAATCTCTTTTAGGTGCATTAAGAGACTCAAGCATAGTTCTAGCTTCTTGAGCTACAGCATTTTTATCACCTTTTGCATGATAACCTGTGTATTTTATATCACCAGTTATATTATTTTTAAGCTCACCACGTTCTCTATTACCCGTTATCCAATTCTGAGTGTGTTGGTATGTACCAGGATCTGTCTCAGTAAATTCACCAGGATCTTGAACAGGAGTAGGAGTAGAGCCAGGAGCTTCAGGCATACCTCCCTCTTGAAAACCTACAACACCACCTTTATTAAGTTTTCTTAATTCAGCAGCATTACGCATAATGTTTTGTATCTGAGAAGTAGCAAGCTTACCTTCTTCAGCCATCTTACGTAAAGTTTCTTGTTGTGCTGTACTAAATCTTGCCATGTTTTTTATCCATTTACTACTTCGTTAAGACCCCAGATCATTGCACCTGTACCACCTAAGAATAATAGTACTCCAATAGTTAGTGATATGCCCCAGAATAATTTGTCTCTTGCTTTAGCTTGTGCTTCTAGTGCTTCTTTTTGCCTTACCCTAGCAGCAGCTTGTTCTTTAACTACTAAGTCCCACATCCCTGGTGGTCCGTATAATCTACACACTTCACGTAGTTCGTTCTGTGCTTCTTTGTGTTTCATCTTAGCTTGTGCAATTGCAAAGCCTTCTTCTTCAGATGAGGTAAGTCTACCTAGTGGACCTTTGTGTCTACCCTGTTCAGCTAAACCTATGT